CGACGCTGAGATAGAACTTAGCGCGCAAGGCGTCAAGATCGCCAAGGCGGGAGACTCGCTAAAAGCAATAGTGGGCGAACTCATATCCGCAATATCAGTAATGACTCCTTTATCGGCGGCTCCGACTTTCGCGGCTCTAAAACTTAGAGCCGAAATTCTACTAAACTAAATACCATGGACGAAGAGGAACTGAGCCTCGGCGGTCTGTACGATCAGATTGACCCGGACGAAACTAACGATCAAATATTCGCGCCCTACGCACTCTCCGACGACTTAGCTGCCGCCGCCGTGGTGCGTCGTAACAACGCTACACGCGAAACGCGGTCAGGCAACTGGCAAATGAGTTCCACCACGCCCGGAACTTATGTAGAGGGCATTGCGGCTATCGAAGAGTCTATGTGGATCATCCTTAACACCGAACCGGGGTCACAGCCGTTCAAGCCATCCTTTGGTAGTACGGTGTGGTCATACCTCGACGGGGGCACTGAGGTCGAAGCTCCGGTAATCGCAGCGGCCATCAAACGCGACTTGAACCGGTGGGAGCCGCGCATAGAAGTCTCCGCAGTCAGCTACTCGGTCGAGCAGACCGTGACGGACAACGGCTTCGTGTCAGGCATCCGCTTTCTTTTAAGGTGGAACGTTCTATCCGACACCTCTAACGAGCAGCAAAGTGCCATCTACGCAGTGACTAGCGCCACAAATGCCGCTACCGCCGGAATTTACTTTATCTTAGCGACCGAAGACGGCGACGCTATTGTCACCGAGGCCGGAGAAACAATACAGATATGACGCCCCCACAGTTTTACGACACTAACTACGAGAGCATAAAGGCTCGACTTTTTGAACGTTACGAAGCACTGTCCGGGCGCATTCTGCTACCTGCGTTCGCGGAGGCGTTGGTGCTAGAGGTGTGCGCTTTCGAGATCAAACTTTTCACAGAGCAAAGCCAAGCCGCCGCAACGCAAATGCTACTTCCGTTTTCTAACGCCCCGGCACTAGACTACTTAGCCGAGCTGCAAGGCGTTGCGCGTCTTGCCTCTTCGTCCGCGTCGGTCAGCCTTTTGTACTCCACGGCGGTAGGCCACGGAGGCTTTACGCTACCTGCGGGTAGCCGTGTCGCTTCTCAGAACGGACAGACTACTTTCCTCACCGACTCGGACGTAGTAGTAGTACCAGGTGCAACGACCATTGCGGCCACGGCCACCGCGCTAAATGCGGGATTGAACGGCAACGGTTTCACACCCGGACAACTTACCCGCCTAGTAGATCGGCGCTTAGGCATTCTGTCAGTAACTAACGCCAGCACATCCGGCGGCGGCGCTGACGAAGAAACCGACGAAGAACTACGCGAGCGGATTAGATTGGCTGGTGCCGGCACTTCCACGGCGGGACCCGTCAAGGCTTACCAATTCCATGCCCGCTCCGCCTCGGCGAGCATTATCGACGTTGCGGTGACAAACCCCGTTGCGGGCACCGTGAACGTCTACCCGCTGGTGCAAGGTGGCGTAGTGACTCCGGCCACCGTGATCCAGCAAGTAGAGGCTGCGCTAGACCCGGAGACGGTAGTGCCTCTGACCGATACGGTCGTGGTGCTCTCACCTACGTTGGTCGAAGTGTCCGTGATCGCAGAATTTACGATGTACGTCAACGCTGATTCGACCACCGCGCTGGCGGCCGCACGGCTGCGCATAGCCGAGTACCTGTACGCGCGCGAGACGCGCTTAGGCTTCGACGTAAACATGGCGCAACTAGTGGGTCGCGCCGTAGGTGACGCCACGGAAGTTGCTGACGTAACGATCCGTATTAACAACACTACGGCCGACATCGAACTGACTCCGATCCAATTTGCAAAAACTATTCTACTCACGACGACAGTAACAGGCACAACAAATGGTTGAGATAGCTAGTGCCTTGCAAGATAGGCCGCACATTACGAACATAGTAGAGGCCGTCAGTCAGGAGCTCACCGCGCTGCCGACGGACCCCATTCTTATGTTCATCATCGACTCAGCGCCTACCGAGGCGCTATACTACCTAGCAGGCCAGTACGGAGTGTTAGGGTGGGGCGGATGGCGTCTTGCCACTACTGAGCAGCAGCGGCGCAATCTTATTAAGACGGCGGTTAAGCTACAGCGCACAAAGGGCACTCCGGCCAGTATTAAAAACGCCATCGCTACCTTGGGCTATGACAGCGTAACGATAACGACCTCCATAGGCATTTTCTTCGACGGGTCATACGACCACGACGGTGAGATAACTTACAACGGAGGTAACTGGGCCACCTTTAACGTCACCATCAATGTAGCTAACGGCGTTACTATTCCTGACGCTACATTAGACCAGATCAAAGCCCTAATTAACGAGTACAAAAACGCTCGATCAATACTTAACGATCTTCTAGTCAACGAACTCGAAGCTTAAACGTATCTTAGCGATCCAAAAAGAACAAAATGTCTAACCTTACTCAGCAACCTATATTCAGCACCGAAGTCAATAAAGTGGAGTCGGCTGATCCCGTCAGCGCCACCACGGCCAACGCTGCACCGCAGCAACTCGCAAACCGAACCTTGTACTTGTACGAGAAAGCGCGCGATACGGGCGGCTTGGGGGTGTCTGTAGAGTACGCCGACAGCCTCAACGACTTGACAACTACCGGCACCTTCACAATCTTGGAGGCCGCCACCGTCAAACCGAACAGCGCGGGCGGAGACTGCTTCGTAAGCTCCGACAGCGGCGAGGACGCAGTATTACAACTCTTCTTTGCCTTGACGGGCGAAGTGTACTCGCGCCGCCTTGCCGACTCGGCTTGGTCTGCATGGGCTGAGTTCCTTACTACCGCATCGGCTGCTCGCCTAAATACTACTCCCACGGGTAGCCTCTTGCACTTCGCCGGAGATACTGCGCCTACTGGTTTTATTAAGGCCATCGGGCAACTTATCTCGCGGTCTGTTTACTCTGAGCTGTTCGCAGTGATCGGAGTAACTTACGGAGCTGGTGATGGCACTACTACGTTCGCCGTGCCTGACGGCCGTGGCCGGTTCCTTCGTCAAGTAGACGACGGCGCGGGACTGGACGACGGCCGTGCGCTTGGTAGCACCCAGGCGGACAGCCTTAAGGCACACAACCACGAATATGTTCGCCCCGACGCCGCCGAGGTAGAAATCGCCTCCGGAACGGGTGCGTTCGCCTACGACGAGGTTGTGACGAGCTCCTCAGAGAATACCGGCGGCGATGAAACGCGCCCGGTAAACCTTGCGGTCAACTTAATTATCCGCTACTAGACTCACCATACTAGCTAACCGCCCGCGAACGCAGGCACTAATTACTCAGTAATGACACGTATTTTCTACTACGATAAGCCTACGGGCAACTACACCGGCAGCGGCGTCGCAGCTATCGACCCCTCCAACGGCAAGCCCATCATGCCAAAGAACTCAACTCTCCTCCCTCCGGGCACCACCAAGGCCAAGTGGGACGGCAAAGCGTGGGGCACCACCGCGCCAAAGCGCAAAAAGGCACTGCCACCCGTTGCGCCTGCGACCCCCGTTGCCTCCGAGCCGTTCGACCTCTCTGACGAGCAGCCCGTCGTTGACGCGACCAAGCTACGCAAGGCAGGGATTGAAGAGGACATCATCTTAAAGAAAGCTCCTACGACCGCGAACGCGGAGGCAGGGGTTAAGACTGTCAGTTTGCCACGGAAGAACAAGGCTAATCGCCCTTAAGGGCATGTAGGTGAGGCGGGATAGTGGGGGTCACTACACGATCCCACCTCTCTTGCCCCGTCCAAGCGTCCGAATCGCGATCCGCCCAAGTTCCGTCTGTGAACCAAAGTGCCCCGTTTAGGTGCATACTTTTCGCGTTTCCGAAATGGCTCTTGTCAGCGGGCATTTCCGCATCGTAATCGAAGTCGATCTCGTCCAAGAACATGGCGAGATCGACTCTTGAGTGCCCCTTTCTGAGTTGGTAGCTGTTGCCGTCTTCGTAGTTACGCACCTCAGCGCATTTAAGCGTAAGGTCTTTTTCTCTAAGGAACTGTACTAGCTCTTGTTTAGCGTTCATAATACGATTATCTATTGGTGAGCTGCAAATATAGGTACTAAGTTACCGCACTTGCAAATAAAGTTATAAGAATCTATTTGATCTCTATGACTTCCGCCAGCTCTTTCTTTAGTGCGTTCATTAAATCCTCTTGGTTGACGCGCTTGCCTTTCAGCATCGCCCGCACCCGCACATCCATTGTGCCAACACATAGTAAGTGGTACACGCTGACCGTCTCGCTAACTTGACCCTGGCGGAAGAGGCGCGCTACGGTCTGCTCATAAAGTTCTAAGCTCCATGTCATACCGTACCAGATCATAGTCGATCCGCCTCCCTGCAAGTTGAGGCCGTGGCCCCCGCTGGCCGGGTGCATAATCATGATCGGTATCTCGCGGCGGTTCCACCGCGCCACCGAGTCGTCTTCTCCGTTGTCCTTATTGCCAAGTACCTCTATGCCTTGTTTGGCGAACCGCTTGAGTAGCCGGTCGCGGTCGTGCTGGTAGGCATATAGGATAAGTACCGGGTTGCCGTTGGACGCCTCTACAAGCTCCTCGGCGGCGTCTAGCTTCTCGCTGTGGAAGTCGTGGACTTTGCGATCCGCGTCGTAGATAGCTCCGTTGGCTGCCTGCAGTAGCTTACCGGTCAGCACAGCGGCGTTGAGCGCCATAATACCACCGCCTTCCACCATGTCGAGGTAAGAGTCGCGCTTGAACTTATTGTACAGCTTCATCTTGGGCGCCGGCAGCTCGATCAAAACGTCCACCTTAACTAGCTCAGGCATATCCAAGCACTCCAAGCCGAGGGACAACGTAATGTCCGCAATGGCATCGTAGATTAGTGTCTTAGAGTTGGGTTGTACTTTCCACTTCTCGAACGTCCGCCCGCCCTTCGCGGCGCCGCGCCCGTCGCGCATAAAGAACTTTTGGCGAAAGTGCGAGATGAAGCGGCCCAGCCGCTCACCGCCATCCAGAAGATATACCTGCGACCAAAGTTCTTCGAGCGAGTTAGGGGCGGGAGTACCGGTCATGCCAACGCGCCGCTTGAAGCCCGGTGTCACTATCTTCAAGGCTTTAAAGCGCCCAGACGAAGCGTTCTTAAAGCTAGAGAGCTCGTCAATGATGAGCATATCAAAAGGCCAAGGACCGCCGTAAAAAGCGCAAACCCATGGGATTATGTCGCGCCCGACAACATGGATGTCGGCGGGGCTGCGCAATGCCGCTTCGCGCTGTTTAGGCGTACCTATGACGCGGACGACCTTGAGGTGCTGTAGGTGCTCCCACTTCGCGGCCTCTTGCTTCCACACGTAATTCACGACCTTCTTAGGGGCGATCACTACGGCGTTGCTCACTTGGAACATTTCATACTTGAGCGTATTGAAGGCGGTGAGGCTCGATACCGTTTTGCCAAGCCCCATCTTTGCCATCTCTAGCGCCGTGGGGTTCTCAATTATGTGGTTCGCTATGGCCGTCTGGTAGTTGTGTAAATCTTCTAATCGTAAGGTATTCATTGCATTGATTTAAGTATGTCGTCAATTGCTTTTAGGGACTCCGGGCGGGTGGCAAGGCCCAACCTATTAGCAGCGGTTAAAAATATTTGAGGGTCGGACTCTATTAAAGTGTACGCCCTACCTAAATTAGCACACGCTTCACCCGTAGTTCCTGACCCCGCAGTGTTATCGAGAACTCTGTCACCGGCGTTAGTGTAAGTTTTCACTAGGTACTCCATGAGCGCTACGGGTTTCTGCGTAGGATGTAAATTAAGCCTTTGGGTGTCCGCGCTGAAGGTCACTACACTTCGGGGGTATCGGCTGGTGCTCCCACCCCCCGAAAGCTCGGTGTTCATTCGCCCGTACAAAACCGTATTGTTCTGTACTGCTACGCGCTTCGTGTATGAATTTACGGGCGGGTGGCCGTGTGTATGCTGCGGGTTGTAAGTGGGTAGTTTTTTGTAGAACACTAGTATATTCTCGTGGGCTTTAAGGGGCATACGGTTCGCGTTTAAAAAGCCCGTAGCGTGGGGCTTCTCCCACACCCACTCATACCGTAGCATTTTAAGGTTACTAGCACCTAGCACTTTGTCGAATGGGGTTTGCCCGAAAAGCAATATTGCACCGTTAGGCTTAACGCACCGTTCGTAGGCGCGCCAGAGCTCTGGTAGGTCTATTACGGTGTCCCACTTGCACCGAGTAGTTCCGTAAGGCAAGTCTGCCATTACGCAGTCTATGCTGTGCGGCTCGATACGACTAGGCATAACATTTAAGCAATCTCCGTAGTATAGATGGTTCATTGCATTTATTTAAAGAGGTTCATTTATGAATCGCATCCAGAAGTTAGGATCGCAATGTAGTTCTGATAAGCCCGAAAGTACGTGAGCTACTATAGGTACGGTCCATCCGTTACCGAGCATTTTCATTGCGACGCTCCTAGATACGGAGCGTGTGTAGTTATCCGGTACACCTTGAAGTCGCTCTAACTCTACTCTTGTAAGTTTTCTATTGCCTGTATTAGTAGCGTATAGTGTCCTTTCTGTCAAGGTCAGACACGCAGCTTTACCAGATACGCAGTACAGCCTCTGTTGGGTCCGGAAGTTTCCAGACCCAACAGGCTGTGTATGTGTACGCATTGTTTCATTCGGACCTACTAGCCCTCCAAGCAATTTGAGTCCTGTTGGGCTCCGCCTGCCAGGAGTTACAGGGTGGAAAACTCTAGCAGGCGAGGCTAACAGGTTAATAGGTGTGGGGCCACTCTCTAGTATATCCGCAACTACTATACCTTTGTCGAGGATGCGCTCCTGTACCGGTAAGTTGGTCCAATAGAGACGGCTGCGACTTTGGGCGGTCAGCAAATTACTGTTCAACTTAATCGGTTCGCAGCCTAAGTATTTAGATATTACATCTTGGTGCTCTTTTTTCATACTTACATTTTCCAACATAAAGTACTTAGGCTTGCTCTCGTCCAGAAGTCTAACGAACTCAAAGAACAGCTTACTTCGGGGGTCGTTAAAATTAAGTCGGCCTCCGGCTTGGCTAAAGCCTTGGCAGGGAGAACCCGCTACTAGAAGGTCTATGCGCTCAAGTTCCGACGCGTTAACTTTTGTAACATCTCCTAATTGAGTTGTGTCAGGGTAGTTGTCGTCGTTTACTTTTATGGCCGAAGTATTTATTTCCGATGAGTACCGGCGACCTACAGGTACTCCTAGTCGATCAAGGGCGAGCCATATACAGCCCATGCCATTAAACAGGCTCAAGACATTAAGGAGGTTGGTTTCTGTAGTATTCATTGCATTGATTTAATGATGTCAGGAATGTCGTCAGTGTGGTCGAGTAGGTGCCACTTAAAGCCCATGTCTAATAGCCAATCGCGCCATACTATTTGTCGAGGTTTAAGTTTTTCGCCGGTGGTCTTACACTCTACGAAGGCTATGCGCCCTCCGGGCATCATGATTAACTGATCCGGGAAGCCGCGAGTGCCCATTAAGGCCATCTTGACCGGGATGCCTCCGGCCTTTTGGACCGCTGTACGCAATGCTTTCTCTACTTTCTTCTCTGACTGCTTAGTGCGTCCACCGAGGGGCTTCCGCGTTATTCTATTTGCGCTCATAATAAATCTTTTAGCCATTCTGCGGCTTGGTTTTGAGGAGAGGGAAACCACTGGCTGACCATCGCGTCAGCGATACCCGGCCAAGTTTTACTTCGCGCCGTAGCCCTATCTGCGCGCGGCAAATTCCACGACTCCGCAAACCACGGGGTCATAGTCCTACCCGACGCAAACTTAATACGTTCAAGGGGCTGCACTACTTTAGTGTCCGTGAGTTTAGGGAGTCCTTTAAGCCACAAACAAGTTTTCTTTTCAACCGGGTCGCCGAATTGCCAAGGTTGGATTATCTGATCGGGCTTCCGCCATCTAGTAGACATCGTTCCTACGGGGTTCTCTATAGCTATCCTTGGGCAATCGGCGTCCGCGAATAGTTTGAAAAAAGCAACAGCGTCGTATCTGTCGAAATGTCTTATAACTGCTTTGAGCCCATACTTATCAATGTCAAACCAGCGGTTGCCCGTAACGGTAAGATAAGTGCATGGCGGGAAAGCTAGTATGGCGTCCCAACGCTCTTTTAACAGCTCAGTCACATCGCGTTGCAAGTGCCATTCAGGGTGGCCTCCGCTGCACGGGAGTATATCGCAAGAGAAAGCTGTATGACCTGCCGCGCGCAGCCTCGTAGTCACCGCTTGGCTTTCTTCGCAAGCAACTAATATTCGCATTCTATTTGCGCTCATAATATCTTTGTTTGCCATAGCGGCCGATCTTGCGAGACTTGCCCGTAGCCACCCAGCTATGTATCTGTTTTAGGATTGTGTTGACTTCGCGGCTGCGTATCTTATCGAACGCCTCTTGCGGATTTTTAAAGGCTTCCGTCCACACCTCCACGGCGGTTATGTACTGGCGTTGGTACGACCCGTCAGGTACGTCGTAGATGCCGTAGCTCTCGAAGTACATGCGGCGCGAAGGCAAGTCGAGGTCGTCCCAGCCTGACGGAACGTGCATGTCTAGGTACTCCATAACTACACCGAGGCGGCCATCTATCGTACTGTGACGCTCCTGTGCGCCGAGGTGCTGCTTATGCGCTTCGCCTATTAGGTACAGCCGCCCACCCGCACGGTACGACTTCACCGCTTCGCCCCAAAGCTGTCTTACTATCTCAGGATCGTCAACGAGGTCGAAAGGACTGCACTCAGCGTTGTCGAGGTTGACGTACATCGGTAAGAACCGCCGGTTACCAGTTGGGTCGTTTAGGAACTCGTCTTCGTTGGTCGTGGCTCCGAAGATGCACTGACGGGGGTATGCCTCAATGGTGCGTCCGTAGGCTGGCCGGAAGTTATCGCAGACCGAAGCGATGAACTGCTTTGCCGCCTCGACCGTCGATTTATTCATCGCGGACAATTCGCCCATCTCTATGATCCAATTGCCCATGAGGGACTCAAAAGCGGTTTGGCCCTTGAACGTGGTGAACGTATCGGAGAACCATTCGCCCGCCAAGGCAGAGAAGAACGTACTTTTGCCGACACCCTGCGCGCCAACGAGCGTAAGTACCATCTCGAACTTGCATCCGGGGTTGAAGATACGGGCTACTCCGGCCATCATCCAGGTGCGCATCGCCTCCGAGGTGTATGTAGACGCCTCTGTGCCGAGATACTTCGGTAGCAGCGAGCTTATGCGGTCCCCGCCGTCGTAGGCTTCTAGCGCGCCCTCCAAGTAGTCGCGCACCGGGTGGAAAGCGTTCACCTCTAACGCCAGCTTCATTGCGTCGTCCACCTTCGCGCTACTGCTTATTCCGTAGACGATCTCTATGTAGGCGCGCAACCCCGAATAGTCAACGTCTCGAACCCGCTCAGGCTTCTCTAGCCCTAAGCGCCACGGGTTACCGGGGAAAATGTACGGGAATGAGTCGAACAAGTTGCGCTTGAGCGTAGCGGCGAGTCGCGGATCGTTCTCGAAGATTATGCGCAGGTTGCTGGCCGAGGCTACGTACTTGTCTTTTATCATTTTCATGGTTGACATCCACTCCGCCGCGTCGGCTACCGCCCCTTCGCTCGATGGCTCTGCGCCGTCAGGCTGCGAAGGCACTTCGATGTCGCCAAACATATCTTGCACCGAGGCCAGTTGCTCACTAGCCAAGGTCTTCGCTGTACCGGGGTCTTCGTAGGCCATAGCATCCATGGCGGCCATACTGCGCTTAATACCCACGTTGTCCAGATCGCCGAATTTATGTATTCGTACTAGGTCGTAAGCATTGCAGCACAGTCCACTAGCGGGGTCCGTGCCGTGGTTTGAGTACGCGAATTTGTCGTCGTAGGTGACAAGCCCGCCCGCCGTGCTGCCGTGCGAGTAAGAGTACCGTTCTGGGCGGTCGCCGCCGCGCGCTACGGCGGAGTACTCATTCGCCAGAAAGGTATCTATGGCTTCGTGGATGTCGTAAGTACGGCAAAATGCACCAATGACTCCGTGCTTACCGAGTGGGTCCGCTTGTTTCTCTATGCCAAGTTTGATGTGCTCCGCTTGGGCCTTGCTGGTGGGCCACGAACTCGCATCTTGCCAATCTATGTACGTGGCTAAGATT